GATTGATCGCCGTCATCGTCTCATGGTGGGCGATTGTCTCGGCGCGTTGCTTGAGCAGCTTTTCGGCGTAGCGATTCGTGACTACCTCAATACGCTTCTCAGGCACCCCGGCCTCGAGCATGGCCTGGCGCCGGCGGGCGACAGCGACGGCCTGCGGCTCGGTCAGCCCAACGACCTGCTTGATGTCCTTGGCGATGCTTCTGGGATGCCGGCCGCGACGAAATCCGTCTACTAGCATCGCCTGCACCGCCCTACGGGAAGTTCCGTTGACCTGGCGCACCAGCTGTGCAGAGTGTCCCTCCATCCACGTCAAAACTCTCAGAACCCACCGTTCACTCGGGTCGATGACCTTTCGCACTATCTGAGGCTCAAACGTCACCGGCTCGTGTACGTCGACTTCTCGTGCTGCCAGTCGCCCACCCTCTTCCAATGCTTCTCGCCACAGACCATCGAACGAAACTACAATACCTCCAACACGGTCTACTAACGCCAGCTCGAACACGTGATCTTGGTTCTGGGCAAGCACCGCCTCGGCTAGTTTGAGCGGTGGCACTTTACTTCGTAGGGCAATCAGTTCTCGAACTAACGGTTGCTGGAAGTTTCGCCGAACCTTTCTAGCGAGGCGGTTCACCCAGCGGGCGCCGGGACCGCGCGCCTTGGTGACTGGCTCAGCCGGCGGAAAGACGAACGGCACGGGTCACGCCTCGCCCTCGTCCTGTTCCGGCAGCGATGCGGCCCGCCGGAGATGTCGCTCGAGCTTCTCGTCAGGCACGGTGATGGCCCCAGCGTTGGCCAGCCGCAAAATGTAGTTGCTCAGGGCGTCGAGGTCCGGGGTCTCGATGTCGCCGTGGACGATCCGGGGGTACGGGCCGTCGATTCCGTTCAGGGTGAACAGCCGCGGGACCGCCTGCTCGTTCAGCGTGTCGGCGATGGTGTCCAGCCAAGCACCCATAGCGCTGGCGAAGATCTCGGTCTTGCTCGACGACAGGGCAAAGCTGCCGACCTTCTCGTGACCCAGAAGGATGAAGTCGGCGAGCACCGTCATTGCGATGTCTTGCTTGTAGCGCCGGATCGCCACGTCGCTGCCCTTGGCGCGCGCAGCAGTCCCGCCCCCGCCAGCGCTGAGCAACTCGAGCGTATAGCGCTTGTTGCCGTTCTGGTCGTAATCAAGCGGAAACACGACGCCCATCTGCTCATTGACCTTGATCCCGCGCACGATCTTTTTGATGTCGGTAAGCAGTGTCTGCTGGGCAGCCGTCGCCGTCGGGGACATGAGCTCCGGTGGGACGCCGGCAACCGGCAGGCCGGCGAGGTCCCGTTCGAGCCCGATCGCTTCAAGCTCCTCGTGCCGCTTCTTGAAAACCCACGGACGGTAGGCGTTCCGCAACGTCGAGATCCCCTCTGGCCCGCGGCGCTCGCGCGTCTTGAAGTGGACGAACTTGGCCGCCGGGATCTCGATGCGGTGAAACGTAACCGGGTGTACCTGTACGAAGGCCTCGACGTCCTCGGTGTCCGGGTTGATGACCCACTGCAAAAGGGTGTCCTGCCCGCGGAGGGGGATCCGCTTCCAGCCGATCGCCCCGTCGTCGTGCCTCGAGGGGGTCTTGCCCATCTGGCCACGACGGACCTTGTACACCAACTCATGAATTGACCAACCGTAGGGGAGCATCGTCAGGATCTCGGCGACCGTGTTGACCCACGGCTTGTCGAGATCATTCATGCACTGCCACAGGAAGTCGGCCTTCTCCTTGTCTTCTTCGTCCTCGGAGTCCGGCTCAACCGACCACTCAACCTGGCGGATCAACATCTCGATCGCGAACAGCACGGCCCCGACCGTCGGGTCGTTCTCGCTCATCTCCTTCCACGTGCGGATGCCTCGCTCGCCGAAGAGCTGCGGCAGCCACTCCTCGACGATGACACCGCCGACGTGCTTGGTGCCCGTCGTGCCCAACTCGCTGGTAAGCGCGCCGATGCGCGTCCCGCGTGGTGCCGGTGCTTGGTTGCTCACCGGGACGGGCTGTGTTGACTGCGGCTGTGGTTGTGGCAGGAGGCCAGCGACTGTGTTTCTCACGCGATCAAAAATGCCCATGGCCTACATTTCACTCCAGGGGTTGGCCTGCGTCAAGTCAGGAAGCCTTGCGCCGAGCGTTTCGAACTTCTTATTGCCCAAAAGCCGATCAAGTGCCTGCGTCGTAGCGTCCACCTGGTCATCGTTCTCTGCGCTGGGGAACTGCGTGATCTCTGAAACGTAGTCGGACGCCCACGGAACCGATAGCGGCGGGACCCACACGTTGCCCGACTGAAAGAACGGGGAGACACCATACGCCCTAGCCACCTTGGTCCCCCGTGGCGTTATGGGGATGAGCCCAGGAATGGAGTTGCTCAGGAAAGAGATCACCGCCGGCCCGTTGGCCTTGTCCTCCACCAGTTTCGCCCGGGCTTCGGGATGCTTCTCGGACAATATTTCAACCGCCCTGACGGTGGGGACGAACTCCATCCGGCGGCGGACCTGGTCGAGCAGGTAGGCATTCGCCCCCCGCTTCCCCCAGACCTGCCCGACGACGTAGCTCGAGGTGTCGAGGTCCTTAAAGGACATGTCCCAACTCTGGATCACCTCGTCGAACTCCGTCGGCAGCGTGTCGGGCGTCCAGTGTCGCAGCCAGTCGGGCTTGATTACTGAGCCTTCGGCCGGCGTCGGGCGCTGCTGATACAGGGCTGACCAAATGTGTGGCGCCATGCCCCGCTTGATCTTCTCAAGGTCCCCCTTGTTGTAGCGTTCCGGGCAAAGCGGGGCACCGACCGGCCGGCCCATCGGATCGTCCTCCTCGGCAACGGCTGGAAGCGAGATCGTGTCCCACTTGTCGGAGTGGTGCGCAGCGAGCCAGCCAGCGAAGTCCTGTTGATGCCAGCGTGTCTGGATCACCACCATCGTGGCCCCGGGTTCCTTTCGGGTGTAGGCCACCGCCTGGAACCAGTCCACCAAGTGCCTGCGGTGGGTTGGGCTTTGGGCCTCGCGCCAGTTCTTATGCGGGTCGTCGATGATGATCAGGTTCCCCCCGCGGCCGGTGATCGGCCCGCCAGCACCTACCGTGACCATGCCACCCCCTTCTGGCGTCATCCATGCGTCAACAGAGCGCACGTCGGCCCGCGGTTTCGTCCACGTCTCTGCGTGGGTCAATATGTCGCGGACCGAGCGGCCCCACTCTGCCGCGTATGTTGCTGCATAGCTCACCAGGATGATCCTGTGTTCGGGATTCGCCTCCAGGTACCAGACCGGCAGCCACTGTGAGGCGAGGCAACTCTTCCCATGTCGGGGCGGACAGCTGACGATCAGCCGGCCGCCGCCGGGTGTGTGGAGCGCCTCGGTGATCTTCTCGGCAAGATAGACGGACCAGTCGTAAGGATACCATGGGCGCCCGACCTGCTGTGAGAGGTGCGCTGCCGTGCCGTAGAGTGTCCGCTTCCAGTCAGGAAGCATCCTGCTCCCCGGCGCCGCCTACGAGGAGCTTGAGCTCTGCCCGATCTTGCGAGATGTCGGCTTTGTCCTGCGTCACGCTCACTTCCCCCCGCAGCACCTTAGAGAAGAACGCTGGGAACTGACGCTCGAGCATCGCAAGGGCAGCCCGCCAGTCTTTTGGCATGGCGTCGTGGATGCACTCCACGGCCCGGGCGCAGTACCGAGCACGACTCTGCTGGACCGCTAGCAAGAATAGCCTGTACTTCTCGTCCTTACCGTCTTCCGCGAGCTCGGCATTCGCCCCTCGCTGGAGCCAGAAGTTGACTGTCCGGTCGGCGATCCCGACTGCCGCCGCGGCGATGGTGACGGGTGCGCCCTTCTCGACCGCCTGACAGATGGCGTCTTGGGTTTCCGGCGTTAGTTTCGATTTCCTGCCGCCTGGCATCACCACAGTGTGTGCCAACCTACCGCCGTAACGCAAGGGCAAATGCACCAACATGTTGGAATTCTTACATATGGTTCCGCGCAGCGGGCTGTAAGACGCGACTAAATGTAGCATTATCGTTCAGGTTTTCGGCGGTATTATATGCGGTTTAAGTACTTTGCTGTTGCCTACCATACAC